CTTAATGATTTAGCGAAGCTTTATGGTGGCGATCCGAAAAAGAATTTAAGCGACTTCGATAAGGCAACGCTTTCCCTTACCAATTCATGGCGTGGCTTAACGACTGAGCTCGGCAAGGTCATTGGTATTCCGCTAATCACTACCCTGACAGAATTTTTGCAGGCGCTGTCTAATCCTCAGACAGTCTCGAACATGGTTGCTCTAGGTTCTAGCTTTGGTTTGGTGTCGAATTTTGGCTACAATCTTGGGACCCAAATTGGTCAATCGCTTGCAAAGGGAGGGGGAGGACAGAGCGTCACAGCTCCCATACCATCGACGAATCAAGCCGGTGTGGAGATTCCCATCCATTCGACCCAAGCCCTGGTGAATGATACGAAGGCTGTGGAGGATAGAGCAGATGCCCAGAATAACTTGGACAAGATTATTCAAGACTCGACCTATGTCTCGAGCGGCTATGCCCAGAGTTTGCAGGAAGGGATAACACGGGAGAACGAAGTTTCGTTGGCCGCAGACAAAGCGGCAGATGCTCATCATGCACTTGGCACTGCTATCGCTACGCTGATTCAACAGGTCACTTCGTTTGTTGCTGCCGCTGATCAACAGATAGCGGCGATGAACCGAATGGTTGTCTCGAGCGGGCAACTGGCAGATGCGGCGACGAAAGGTGCAGGTGCAGTCCGCGCAGTGCAAGATCAGATGCGGGTTTCGGCCGTCGCCCAGCCCTTCCTCGATAAGCTTACGGAGATCAATACGGCGCTCGGTGGGCAGGTCGACGCAACGCAAAAGGCAAGCTTAGAAGAACAGCGTGCGAATGTTACGCGTCAGATGAACGCAGAAGTCACCGGACAGCAAACGGTGAATCAGAATAACCTGAACCAATCTGCGAACACCTACATTCAAACGACAGAGCGTGCGACACAACGGGAACAGCTTCTTGCTGGGCTTCGTGGCCAAAGCGTTAGCCAGCAAAATGCAGCGAAGGCAGCTTTTGATGCTAACACTCAGGCGATGAACCTTTTCAATGATAAGACCAGCCCAGAGTATCAAGCGTTCTTAACCAAGGTCACGCCGCTGTTGAAACAGCAATATGATGCGCAAGCCCAGGTGACCCAAGCGCATGGGAGGCAGAAGGAAACGGTTGAGCAGCTCCTTGCGGTGACGCAGGCTTATAGCCGTAGTCTTGCGGAAGGATTGGCAGCAGAAGCACAAGCGAAAGCGGCGACCGATAATTCCAGTATGTCGCTAAAGAATAAGACAACGGCGTACCGTGAACTGATTCAACAGTCGGCCACCTATGCCGTAACGTTGGCGAAAGAAACGGCAAAAGATGTGGAAGCTGCCGCGGCTGCAAAAGAAGTCGCTGAAGCATCCAAGCAGGGTCCAGGTGCCGCGGCAGCAGCGAGAAATAAAGCAGCTATTGAAATTGCGAATGCACCGACTCAGGCGCAGATCGCCGCATTGCAGCAAGGTGTTCAAGGGCCACAAACTTCAAGCCAGATCCAGGCTTTGCAAACGATAGCGGCCACAGATGCCGCCGCGAAGATGGCGAAAGCCCAATCTGACTTAGAGGCGAATGCGAATTTGGCCAATTCCTCGATTCAACGTCAGATCGATTTGTTGAAGGTTGAGAATGACCATGCAGGTGACAGCGTCGAGGTTCGAAACCGTGCGATAGGTGATCAGAAATCATTGAATGAATTGATGGAAGCAGGCTTCACAGAAAGTACGCCAGGATTTGCACAGGAGCTTGCGGCACGAAAAGAGATTAATCAAACCCTCGCCGATCAGATTTCGTTGCAGCAACGTAACAAGGAAGCGCAGCAAGCGGTTAATCAAGTCACATCACAGTTTGTCAGTTTTGGCGAATCGGCTTTCGATACGCTAACGAGCAAGACAGGAACGTGGCATGATAAGCTGATGACAATTCTAGATGACTTTACGAAACTCATCGAGAAAATGTTGATATGGCAGCCACTCGAAGCTGCATTAGAGGGGAAGGGAAATATATACGGCGGCGGTAGCGGTGGTGGATTACTAGGTGGTTTGTTTGGAAGTGCCGGTGGTGCCGTTGCGGGCCAATCTGTATCGTTCGGTTCTTCCGCTGTTTCCGGTATAGCTGCCGAAGCCTTCCTTGCCGCGGCAAGAGGCGGGGTTGCTGCGAATGGCAACTTCTATAAGTTCGCAGGTGGCAGTATCTTCACTTCGCCAACCTTCTTCGGCATGCCAAGCAATGGTGGCGTCGGCGAGCTGGGCGAGAACGGCCCCGAAGCAATTGTTCCGCTAACCCAGACGTCGCAGGGCTTGGGCATCCGTTCATCCGGTTCAATTCAATCGGCTCCGCAGCACCATTATTACATTGATGCGCGTGAAGCTAATCCAGGTGTTGAAGAGCGGATTGAGAGCGTGATAAAGATGATTTCTGGTGTTAACGCGTCGATCGAGCGTCGTGCGGTGCTAGCGAATGTTCAAGCTCGCTCGAAGAATCCCATGGCCTATCGCCCGCGGTATGGACAATGACCATTATCTATCCTCTTTCTATTCCATCAATCTTAAAGCCAGCGAGCGCCGAGTTTGGTGGACGTGATGCTATCGGCATGACACAATCGCCCTTTAGCTTTGCCCAAGAAATACAGGATTGGGGCGGCGATATGTGGACCGCGAAGCTTTCTTGGCCGATGATCGCTAGTCGTGCGAATGGTGCGCCCTTTACGGCTTTGTTAGCAGCCCTGCGAGGGCGCTTCGCGACTGTGTTGCTAGGTGACCCATTGGGCGCGACACCGCGCGGCGCGATGAATACGACACCCGGCACGCCGGTTGTGAATGGCCTTCATCCCGCTGGCTTTCGTACATTGGCGCTTCGCGGTACGCCGTTGGCGGGTGGTCTCGGTGGGCTACCCGCTGGGACAGTTTGGATTTCAGCCGGTGATTATATACAAGTCGGTGCGGGAGCGGGATCGCGTCTTCACATGGCGCTTCTTGACGTGCCAGTTGCAATCAACGGTCAAATCACACTCGATATCTGGCCTTCTTTACGGACAAGTTTGAATGATGGAACGCCGATTTTGTTAAAGAACTGTGTCGGCACTTTTCGTTTATCGGCCAATGATCGTAAATGGACCGAATCAAAGTTCTTTCGATATGGGATTGAACTGGATTTCATCGAGGCGATCTGATGGGTACTCGTATCATCACGCCAGCGGTTGCTGCGCAAATAGCCGCGCAAGTCAAGCATATCGCTGTTCTTATGGAAGGTAATTTTAAGGATGGTGTTGTCCGATTTTGGACGGGCTATGGAAACATCACCTGGGACAATAAGCTGTGGACTGGATCAGGCACGTTAATTTCTATTGAAACAATTCCTGAGACTATTGAGATCGCGGCGCAAGATGTGGTTATATCTTTAAGCGGTTGCCCACCGGAGGTGATGGCAATTGCTTTGACGCAGGGCGGTCATAATCTTAATTCAACATTGTGGCTGGCCTTTCTTGATGCGAATGCCGCGATCATTGCTGATCCAGTGCAATTGTATCGCGGGCTGCTCGACGTGATGGAGATTAGTGAAACGGTGGATGCGCCTATTCTGCGGATCACTTATCAAAATAGGCTGGCTGATATTGAACGTCCACGGTTATGGAACTATACAGATTCTGATCAACAAAAACGGTTCCCAGGTGATACAGGGTTCTCGCATATTTCAAACGCATTGAATTGGAGCGGGAAGTGGGGCAGTTAAAACGATTCGAGGATTGGCCTGAACGGTTGGCGAGTTTTATTACCGCGTCACAAGCGCGCCCGTTCGCTTGGGGTTCATGGGACTGTTGTCTTTTTGCTGCAGATGTTGTTGTCGAGATAACTGGGACCGACCTCGCCGCCGATTTGCGCGGCACGTATAATGATGAATCGACCGGCTTCGCTGTCTTCAACAGGCATGGAGGCGCGGAGAATATCTTGCGCACACGAATTGGTGAACCGTTGCCAAATGTTGCTTTGGCCCAGCGTGGTGACGTTGCTCTTTTTAAAGGTATTGACGGAATCGTAAGTGTACATCCATCAGGAATGATGGGCGTTGTTATCGGCGGCGATGTTGCAATTTTAACGCCGGATAGAATGGCGACGGTTCCCTTACTTCGCTGTTCGATGGCGTGGCGGGTTTAAATGCCGGTTGCGATTCCCTTTATTGCTGTCGCGGCTGGTGCATTAGCCACAGCGGGGGCGACTGCGGCGGGTGTGGCAGCTATCGCAGCGACCATCATCGGTGTGGTCGTTTCTAGTGCGATCAGCATTGTTGGCAGTATGGTGTTTTCTGGGGGTTCGAAGGACAGTAACACCAGTTCGAGCCTTATGCAGCCTTCTGATCATCCAAGAGACATATCGGTTCGGTCGTCAATCGCGCCGCGTGAAATTGTTATTGGTAAGGTGCGCAAAGGCGGCGTGATTGTTCATGTTTCTGCCAACGGTGCAACGCTCTTTGCTGTTTTCGTTTTGGCTGGTCATCAGGTTCATCGAATCGGCCCGATGTATATCAATGGGCAAATTGCAACCGATGAGAATGGTTCTGGCGTCGGCAAGTACACATGGACAGATGGTTCGCCTCTTATTCATTCATGGAAGAAAACCGGCAATGTGAATGGGCCGTTTTATCCAGGCGACGCGACCTATGGATGGAGCCAGAGCGATCAACTGAATGGATGTGCCGCTATTGTTGTTGCTTTCTCTTGGGAGAAATATAAAGACGCGTCTGGATTTCATCGTGAATTTGATAACACATGGACAGATAATCCATTCTTGAATTTCGACCTCAGTCAATGCACTTGGGATGTTGAAGGATTGGATTTAATCTACGACCCGCGCACAGGTCTCGCGGGTTATACAACCAATGCCGCATTGGTGGTCGCTTGGTATCTGACGGACCCTATCTATGGGCTACACGCAGATTGGACAAATGAGATAGATCAGAATGCGCTGATTCAAGCGGCAAACATTTGTGATGAAAACGTGGCGACGCTTGCGCCACCGTTGCCTGTTGTTGCTTATCCGGCGAATTACCAGCTTGTCGCTACGAATACGCCAGGAGCTGGCTGGGGATTTTTCACAGGTGATCAGGTTACGCTCTCATCAAGCGGTGCGGTGCCTACGGGACTTATTGCAGGACAGATTTATTACTGGATCGAGCGTGCATTCACGCCCGCGGTGACAGGAGCCGCGGTGGTTAACCAAGCCATTGCGCCTTCAGGGATGGACTATGCAGCTTACGTAACATGGTGGAACAGCACTCATGGTTTCGGCGGCGGTGGGTTCACGACGATACTGACCGACATCCTGCTTCAGTCGTTCTTCAATGACTTTGCGGCTTATCAAGCAAACGGCAATCGTGATCCTGCGGCGCTGAATCCTAGTGGTGGTGCGGCAACTACTGATATGTGGACTGGAAGTCTCGCGGCAACCCTGGCGGATGCGCGGGCTGGCAATCCTGTTCCGTTCTTCGATGCCGGTTCCGGCAGCCTTGTTCTACAACGTGCAGCCGAGGCGCGTTATGAAGCAAACGGCGTTGTGTCTTGTGATCAGCCGCCGTCGAGTTTGCTTCCTGCTTTTTTATCGGCGCTCGGTGGCAGTGGTGGTCGTGCAATTTATAGCGGGGGCCGATGGGTCATTCGTGCGGCTGCTTATTCGGCACCAGTTGGAAACGCGATTACCTTTAATGATTTGCGCAAGGATGGGTTCAGTATCCTACCTCAGTCAGGGCGGCGTGATTATTGCAACGGTGTCCGTGGCCGCTTTATTAATCCAGCAGCGGCTTGGACAGAGGATGATTACCCGCCTATCTCGAATGATACTTTGGTCGCATTAGATGGTGGCCAGCAAGCATGGCTGCAACTTAATCTCCCGTTCGAGATTTCGTCATCTCGCGCCCAGCGGATCGCATCGATTGAGCTACTACGCTCACGGCTTGAAACGCAAATCCCGCAATTGCCGTTGAAATTAAGTGCACTCGGTAACCGCGTCGGCGACACTGTAACGTTGACCATTCCGCGTTATGGCTGGACGAATGTAATTTTCGAGGTGATTGGTTGGGCACTTGCCCGTGAAGCAGATGATAGTGGCGCGTCCATTCTTGGCGTTGATCTATCTCTTCGCCAGACTGATCCGTTGATTTATAGTTGGTCGGCGGCACAAGCGGCGAACGTTCCGATGACGCCACCGTCGGACCTGCCTGATCCAATTCAGGTTCTTGTTCCAGGCGTTCCAACGGTCGTTGAATCAATCTTTGTTTCTTCGGATGGGACCGGCGCGCGATCAAAGGTGACGATTACCGTTGCACGGAATGATCCTTACGCCATCGATTACCAATTTGGGTATCTGGCCAACAGTCTTAAGTCTTCCACGGGCATTAGCGTCGTTGGCCAGACACTTCCAGTGACGTTGGGCATATGGATTGATTTACCAACGACCATCGCTCAATCGGGTGACCCAACGGTCAGTATCGATTTGAATGATGTGCCTGCGGGAATTTACGATTTCCGTGCCCGCTGCATCAACCGCTTCGGCAATTCCTCTTCTTATTCATTGCTCGAAAACTTCAACATTCTGGCACTTTCAGCGCCGCCTGTTGATGTGACCGGATTCTCGGTGACGCCCATCGCCGGCTTTGCCTACACCACCTGGGATTTAGCGCCCGATCTTGATGTTCGCTTCGGCGGGTTCATTCTTATCCGGTTCTCACCCTCGCTTTTTAGTGCCACATGGATGAATGCCTCCGATTGGGGGCCGCATATCGATGGCAATCAGACTCATGCTACGTTGCCGTTATCCCAGGGCACGTATATGGCGAAGTATGTTGATTCGACGGGGCAAGAAAGCAACACGGCTGCCTCTGTTTCTGTTCAAGCGCCTGACTTGATCAGTTACGCGGGTGGTGTCGAGACTGATACAGAAAGCCCGACCTTCGGGGGCATTAAAACCGGATGCTTTGTTGATGTTGGCCTCTTGAAGATGGTTGGCACGGGGTTGTGGGATGATATTCCGAATTTTGACGCTGTTGTTGATTTGGACCTGCTTGGTGGCATTGTCAGTCATGCTGAATATGATTTTGCTGCGGGTATTGATGTAGGCGCGCCGCTTGCGTGTCGGATACTGACCCAAGTGGATATCGAGGGGGTTGCCTTCGGCGATTTGTTCGATTCGCGGCTTCAAAACGTCGATGATTGGATCAACTTTGATGGCATCGTCGATGTGTCCTCTATTAGTGCCCAAATGTATTATCGCTCAACCTTTGATGATCCGTTGGTCGCGCCGCGTTGGTCGAACTGGAGTCCAATCCTTGGGCTTGCGGATGTCGCAGGTCAAGCGTTTGAATTCAAACTCACCATGGACACGTCCGATACGGCGTACGGTGTTTGGGTTCGTTCCTTAACGGCGAGCGTGTATCAAACCGACATTGCGGTCTTGCCGCCACCGTTGCCACCTGATCCAACCGTGCTTCCTCAAGCAGGGATTTTCTTTCCGGTTCAGGTTGAAATGCCGGTCATGGTTACGCATGGCGGTGCACCTTCTGTGCGGGATTTGGCACTTGCGCTTGGCGTTGATGCACCTGTCTTGTCATTTAACAATCGGCCATCCGTTGGTGTTCCAGATCGAGCGGATGTGGTTTCAGTTCAACCGCTTCCGGTGGCGACGGCTCATAGCCAGAAATCGATTGCGCCAGTTGATCGTACCAATATCGTGTCGGCGCAGCCTTATCCGGTTCCTGTCGCCCACGTTGTATTTGGCCCCTTGAATGAAGCGATGGTGGTGCCTGTGGAAAAACCGATCCTTATTTATCACGCTCACGTTTCTGTGAGCAACGTGGCGAACGTGACCAACGTGCCATCTCCCGGTATCACGGGTGGCGTTCAAACGACCTGGGACCCTGCCAACAAATTCTCGATCAATTTGTCGAACGGCAACCTTACCGCGACATTCTCCGGTGGCTCGTTTGCCAATTGCGGTGTCCGCAGCACAACTTCACGCGCTTCGGGCCGGGTCTATTTCGAGATTCACGCTGATTCCGAAACCGATGGAACATGGTACGACCTCGGCTTTGGCACCAGCCTTTGGAACCTCAATCAAGCTGTTTCCATCGCCGCCGATCCCAATGCTATCTGCTATAGAGGTGTGGGTGACTTTGCCGCCAACAATGCACAGGTCGTCACGGGACTGCCAACCTTTGGCAATGGAGATGTCATAAGCTTTGCGGTCGATATCGATAACCGCGTGTTCTGGGCGGCGAAGAATGGCTCCTGGGTGAATGGTTCACCGGGCATTAACGGTGGCACGCCGTACAGCTTCACAGGGGCGATCTTTGCTGGCTTCGCCGCCTTTAGTACCGGCGACGCAGTTACGGCCAATTTCGGAGCGTCTGCTTTTGCGTTCGCGCCACCAGCGACGTTCACGGGCTGGGATGCATCGGCTGTTCCGGCCGTCGCTTGGAGCGCGGTCGATAAAGCGGCAGGTATCACATTGAGCAACGGCAACCTGACGGCCACGGCTACAAGCGGCGCGACGATTCAAGGCGTTCGCAGTTCAACCTCTGTTGCAAGCGGCAAGTTCTATTTCGAGATCACCAACAACGCGACTTCCGGCCCCTGGGGTACGGGCATCTCCAATAGCCGGTGGTCTGTGACCACCAATCTTGGCAGCGACCTGAACGGTTTCAGTATCGGCCAAGATAGCAGCGCTTACATCAATGGCGTTCAGATTAAAGCGGGTGGCGGTCCTTACATCGATCCCGGTCATACAGTCGGCGTGGCGATTGACTTCGGCGTTAAACAATTCTGGTTCCGGATTGACAACGGTGCCTGGGTCACAGCGGACCCAGCGGTAGGCGCTGGCCTCAGTTTCGCTTCGCTGGCGGCTGGCCCCTATTTTGTTTCCTGGGCGGACAATGTTCCAGGCGGCGTCACAGTGAATCTCGGTGCGAGTGCCTTTGTTGGTACAGCCCCCACCGGATTCTTAGCATGGAATGGCAGCGTGCCAGCGGGCGGCGGCGGGGGTGGCACGGGCACGCGTCCGGCTGCTATCGCGGCTTATCCGACTTGGACACAAAAAGCGAACTGGGACTTCGGTACGAATACAGGCAACAACATTAAGAAGCTCTCAGACTTGGTCGCTGCCGGTTGGCACGCGAGTGATGGTGCATTCAACGTCAACAGTGAAGTTCAAACCTTCCCGCAATCTGATTCCCAGCTTACGGACACCAATCCCTGCTTCCAGCCACAAGCGGATTATTGCGATATTGTGGCCGTGTGGAATGGTGGACCGCTTGTTGGCGGTGCGGCGAATGGCAATTGCCAATCGCTTCAGATTCAATACCCCGTCGATTTGAATCTCGGCATGCGCGTGGCCGGATATTATGAAGGCACCTTTAAATGCTATAAGGTGTCCGGTCTCTGGCCAGCATGGTGGACAACGAGCCACACCATCGGCAGCTTGAATTACTTTGATACGCCGTGGGGACCTGAAATCGACATTCTCGAAATGGAGCCGGGTGATCAAACGACTTCCTTTGGTGCGGGTACGCTCCATGCGGCGAACAACAGTTCCAACAACTGCTTCCTCGGTGGCGCACCCGCAATTAATGCTCCGCCCGCAACAGCCTTCGAGCCGCATACGCGCGTGTTCCTTGACTTCTCGGGCTTCGGCAACATTGAGTCGTTCTTGGTCAACGGTTTCATCGATTCGGCGAGCGGCTTCCACCGTTGGGGTTGCCTGATCGAGCCTAACTTCAATATCACTATCTATATCGATGATGTGAAGATCGGGACCTACTTATCAACCCAGTATTGCCATGATGACGGAACGCCGGTGGCCGTGAACCTTCTCATCGATCTAGCGATGGGCGGTTTCGGTGGGCCGATTGATACGAACAACTTCGGTGGTGTCAACAATGCTGGCCCAACCAACCTGATGCGTTTCGCTGTTAAGAAAATCCAAATTTGGGGTCCATAGATGTCTCAATCAGTTGACGCCTTTACGCCTGTAAACGGCCCCGGTGCTTCGGTTCGTGCCGAGATCGCCGCCGATCTTCAGGCATTGAATTCTTGCAACTCAGGGCCGAATGCACCCCCATCTCCTGTTCCTGGGATGTTCTGGGTTGATACCGCGAACAAACTTGTCAAGCAGCGCGATTCAACAAACTCAATCTGGGTTGTTAGAGGTGCGCTTGATGGTGATGTGCAAACAGATATAGCGAGCGCCAGCACGACAGATATCGGTTCTGTCGGTTCTTGGCTTGTTAACGTCACCGGAAGCAACACAATCAATTTATTTGGTGCATCGGCTTCTGTTACGCGTCCTTTCTACTATGTGCGATTTTCAGGAACTTTAACGATTGCAAATTCAGGGAGTATCTTTCTTCCTGGCGGCGGAAACATTACCACGACACCGGGCGACTATGCGTTGATGCAGTATCTTGGTTCAGGTACTTGGCGGATGATCGCCTACTACCAGATTGCGGCATCGTCGCTTGCCGGTCTTCAACCACACGGCCAATGCCAACTTCGATGGGCGAGTGCGACCCAAGCCAGCCTTATTGCGGTTGATGGAAACTGCCTCCGTATTAATGGAAGGACCTGTACGATCCCGCCCGCTGGCGGTGTTCTTATGACCGCTCCCGGTCTCGCGGCGCGCACGGCTTATTATGTCTACGCGTCTGATGCGAATGGCGACGGCGTTGTTGATACACTCGAATGCTCTCAAACCGGATTTGCAGTTGATACAGCGGTTGGCAACATTGGTGTGGCTTACAAAAGCACCGACCGCACGCGAACGCTGGTGGGGATGGCCTATACAAGTCAATCCGGCACGTTTTTAAATACGCAGCCGGATGGAGATGGTACAGTCATCGCCAGCATCGCAAGCTACTTTAATCGGCGTCAAATGCCGGTTCAGGTGGGCATCTCAGCGTCGACATCGTCAACGAGCTATGTTGCGCTTGGGGCAGCGGTTATCGTTCATTCCTGGGAATCAGCGACGATAAGTACCGATGGCAATATGGCCAACAATGGATCAGCGCCCGATACTTCTGTTTCGGCAATCTTTGTTGATGGTGTTGCCAGTGTTTCAAGCGCAGTATCGTTAACGAATGGTTATACAGGACCGCTTGCGGTTCACGGCGAATATAATTTTTCTGCAACGTTCCATACTTATCAGATTCGCGGTTTTTCAGTCACTGGCAATCTCTTCACCTGGGCTGGGTTCATCTATGTCACTTCGAGGTACTAATTCATGACCGTTCTTGTAATTGGACCAACCTTTCCGATCGAATTGCTGGCGGCAGGGCTTCCTCTGAATGGAATCAGTTGGGATCCGGTCAGTGGGGTTCTTTTCTTCAATGATGATTATGACTCGGATATGCAAGATCGTGCGCGCGCGGTTTTTAGTACGCATGATCCCACTGCCGAAACACCCGATCAGATGCTTGCGGACAGAATAAAGCTTGGCATGAATGTTCTTGCCAATGCCAAAGGCGTTCCTGTCGCGGTCTATGCACTTGATGCTGTAAGCAATGCCAACCTGACGGGTATCGGAAATATCGTCACCCTCACAGGGCAGTTCCCGGGGCCATCCAGCACCTTCGATTATCCGGACATCAATGGGGCCACTGTCACCTTCCCTGATATTGATTCCTTCAAATCTTTTATGACGTTCTATAGCGGGTTGTTATTGGATATGAATAACACAGCCGCCATTTTGAATACCGGTGCTGATGCAGATTGGCCGTCCCAAGATGTCACGCCAACATGACAGAGGGTGAAGCCTATGATGCCCAAAATCGTATCGTACGAAGAGGCACGTAACCGCGAAAAAGAAATCATCTCCCACTGGCGCATATGGCATCATACGCGCGGCGTGAATGAACGTGATCTTCTCGAGCGGGCAATAGAGCAGCTGAAGCGGCTCGGCCATTCGCACGGTACGGCTTTGTGGGCTTTGCGCAACTCTAACTTTGAGAAGTACAAGGGACAATGAATACACAAGGTTCTACCATCGGCGCATTCGTCGCTGTGATTGTTCTATATGTTCTTAATACCTATGTCTTGCCCACGCCGTTGAATGACGCCGTGAGCAATGCCATCACAGGCTTGGTCACCATCCTGGTGGGCTACTTCACGCCCGCTCAGGCTAGGCCCATCACGGGAATGTTCAGGAGACACAAATGAACCGTCGCCAATTGCTCGCAGGTGCTTCAGTCGTTGCCGTTACCGGCTGCGCTCTGACACCAGACACGTTTAATAACATCAGGGATCAGGTTTTGACCTACGCTCAAAACATCCTCGATGGTATTGCGAACACGCTGGTCAATCTTCAATCTTTCGGCATTGACCAGGCGATCCTTGATAAGATAGCCGCCATCGAAACCCAGGTCAGGCTCTTTGTGACCGCGCTTCAAACGACAGTTACAACGGCGAACGCCCAGGACTTGGTGAGGCAGATTGAAACATACCTTAATCAAGCGGTCGGCGTTCTGGCGGGGTTGCCCTTGCCGCCGCAAATCTTGGCACCGCTGCAGATTGCGGTTCTAGTTCTGCCGCTCCTCGAAGGGCTGCTGAACATGGTCATATCGCCCGTCGCCCAGGCCAACGCAGCCGCCGCGCATCGGGCGCTCACTCGTATCCAAGCCCCTCTCCCCCATAAACCCATCAGGTGATTCACATGTATAAGCTCGGTGCAAAGCCGTCGAAGTTTTCGGCGGGCCATTTTGCGCGCATGAATGTCTTATCCCATCATCTCGATATCCTTGGTACGCCGCCCGTCAATTCTACTGATTGGTCAGCCGCGGTTATAAAGACCACCGGCATGAACTGGGGAATGATGGGCAACGGCAACGCCCCCGACAACCCGCCGGATGTACCGGATGGCGCGGGCGATTGCATGATTGCAGATTGCGGACATCGTGTGATGCTCATGTCGGCCAACGTTCTTGGTTCCACCAACATCATTGTTCCGAGCGCTGATACCTGCCTTAGCTTCTATGAGGATGAATCAGGATTCGTGCCGGGGAATGATTCAACGGATAACGGCACAGATGAAAGTGATCTTGCCGCTTACCTTGCCAACAACCTGTTCGATGGACAGAAACTGATTGCCCACGCTTCGGTTCGCATTCGCATCACGGACCATATTAAATGGACGGTGCAAAAGTTTGGCGGGTGCCGCTTCTGCATCCAATTACCCCAGTCGGCAGTCGATCAGTTCGATGCTGGCAAGCCCTGGGATATAGTGGCCAATGATGGTGGTATCCTCGGGGGCCATGATATTCTTGGCACGCATTACATCGGCGACCAGTTCTTCATCGTTACATAGGGCCGGCTCATTCCGGTATCGCTGGCCTTCTTACAGCGCTATATGTTTGAAGCGCACGCCGAAGTGTGGTCGACGTGGATGAACGCTCAGAATAAGACCATCATGGGCGATGACCTGAGCGCGCTCACTTCGGCGTTGATCCACGTTCACGGAAATAATTGATATGTTTATTGACGTATGGATTAAGAAGCACGAAGGTAAGCGCAACCAAGCCTACCAAGACAGCAGAGGAGTGTGGACTTGTGGCTACGGACAAACAGGACCAGAAATCGGACCGGGCACCTACTGGACAGACGAAGAATGCGAAGCGCGATACGTCCAAGCGCGCAATCTCGCAATCTCCCAAGCACAGAATGATGTCGGGCCGGTCTTCACAGAGCTACTCGACCAAGGCGCACCGCGAGCCGCCGTAATCGCCGATATGGCGTTTCAGCTGGGCGGGGCAGGGTTGGCAGGGTTTCATACCATGATTAGCTGCGTACAGGTTCGCGCCTGGGTCAGCGCGGCCCAAGCCATGGTTAATAGCCACCTGTTGGGCCAAACGCCCCGCCGTTGCCTGGAGAACGCTGCTACCATGATAGAGAACAGGTTTTTAGCGCTGGGGTGAACGCATGGCTCACTTTAACCCGAATGAGCGTGAGGTATGGCGGAGGTTGCCGTTGCTGCCCTGCCCCCGCAAGCTCCTTATTAGCCGGGGCTTTAAGGCTGAAGATATAGATCGGCTGGCCCAAGCGGGCTACTTGGCCCAGGTGGGTGAAACAATGGTGGCAACACGGAAGACCTTCGCCTTCCAAGAAAATTTTCTGTAAAATTCGCAGAAAGGCACGAAAAAAGGGCCAGCCCCGCGAAGGGCTGGCCCTTTTGAATTTTACGCTCATCAATAACGCTTCTATCACACGTACGGCTCGCTCATGGCCCATCGTATCTATCTCGGCATACGGCTCGCTCATCACCCACGATTCTATCTGTGTGTATGGCTCGCTCGCTATATCCGCTTCTTTCGTCGTATGCGGCTGGGTTGTATCGATTCGACATAGCGAACGGGGAGCGATCGTTCGGTCTTATCGAAATGGATGGTGCACATGGATATGTTACCCCAGGAGGTCATCACTTCGAACAGATCTACGACCTTCCCTTTCTTGCCTTTAAACACAACCGTTCGGCCTATCTGCATGGCTCGCTCCTACCTCAACGCTTCTATCATCATCCTTGGCTCGCTCATCGTGTCCGCTTCTATTAACGCCATCGGCTCGCTCTTCTTGTACGTTTCTATCATCGGCATGGCTCGCTCGCTATACGCTTCTATCATGGCCTCGGCTCGCTCTTCTTGTACGTTTCTATCATCGGCACGGCTCGCTCCGGTTTTACGATTCTATCTCTGTCCCGGCTCGCTCCATGTACTCGCTGCTATCCTCTTTTTCCGGCTCGCTCGTCATTTCCGATTCTATCTTATGAACCGGCTCGCTCGCCATCCGCGCTTCTATCTTATGAATCGGCTCGCTCGTACCATCCGATTCTATCCAGACCCCCGGCTCGCTCTAACCAATCGGCACAATCAGGCTCCTTGGCTCGCTTTTATCTCACGCTGCTTTCTTCATGGACGGCTCGCTCGGCTTTCCCGCTTCTATCTCGCTTCGCGGCTAGGTGTATTGCGACTGTAAATCTGCCTTCAGCTTTTCATTCTTATCTGGCTTATGCAGCCACACCAGAACCTGGGGTGCAAACATGAAGTGATGGTTCCAGGCGTTCCCCACCTCACGGATATAGTTGTTATCTTCCAACCACCGGCGTTCCTTGGTGCGGACCACATCAGATCCTGCCCTTGATTCATAGCACTGTCGCAGGGCTTGCTGGTGGGCCATCGAAAGTTCTTCTGGCGGTGTTGGCATCGACAAATTTACGTGCTCATCCCCATACCGCCCACAGAAGTTCCATTGTAGATCCATCATTCCCTTCTCCT